ATCTTCTTTACCGAAAAATGGTTGTACTTTTATATTTGTTCCAAATCTTTCATCATTAGAAGTTACAGTTACACCATGTTGAAAATCTGCATCAAAGGTTACATCACTATCATCAACTTTAACTTTTAAAATATTATTAATTTCTCCCTCGCATAATACTAAACAAATATATAAATATTGATTGGTGTTTCCCTCAACTTCTATAAATACTCTAGTTCCACCTAGTAATCTTGTTCCATAAACTACAGGAATAGATGCGTTATTAGATTCTTTATTAACTAAAATTCCTTTTTCAAATTCATTCTGACCAATATCAGGAATATCAGGAACAGGAATTATCCAACTAATAACATCAGTAACAATACTTGTTATAGCTTTAAATATACTACTAAATAAACCCATTATTCTCTACCCCATTTTAAATCTCTAATTGTTTGTGCAGAAAATTCAAAACTTTTAGTATCATTTTCAAAAAATCTACCATGACTACCTTCATTTGTTTTTCTGCCTGTAACTCTGCTAAAATCTCCAAAATGAGAAGTGCAATTTATATTTATAATTCCACTATTAGTATCTATACTAAAATTATCAATAAATCCTTTTGCATAATTAAATACATCTATTAATTGTTCGCTATCATTTATAAAACCTACATCTATTGCAACTTCATCATTAGAAACATTGTTATTAAGTAATATTGATGTAAATGTACTTTCTACTGCTGATAATTCTATATTAAAAGAATTTACATTTAATGTAGAACTTTCTGACTTTGCAGATATTCTTAATAAATGAGAACTCGCAAGATAAGTTATACCTTCGTCCCAATTACCAGCCCTATCATCCCATAAGCCTAAAGCATCATCCCATATTTCAGATACTTCAATATCTTTATAGTGATTTGTAAATCTTTGTGTAGTTGGAAATTTAATTTGAACTAAAGCAATAGGTTTAATTGATTGCTTTGCAATTTCTGTTTGGAGTATTGTAGATAAACCTCTGGGCATTATAAAGCCTCTATAAAATCTACTTCAAATCTATAAATATCTTTTTGACTTGTTGAAAATTCTTGAACATCATTTGCAAGTCGTACAGTAAATGGAACATTATCATATAATATAGTTACATCAGAGGCTACATTTGATCTTAATGGTGGTTCTATAGTCAAAGTTGCTTCATTACTAACATCTCCAGTTGCATCTTCAACAACCATATAAACTTTTGAATGAGTATTAAATTTAATAAAATCTCCAGCTTTAATTGTTCCTGTTATGTTCTGTATATCAACAGAAGTAGCACCAGCATTTGCACTTGCTCTTGTGCTTACAATTCCTGATACATCTCCTTTTGCATCACTAAGGTCAGGCAGAGTAATTTGAAATGTTTCTTTTCTTGATCTTTGTTTCATTATAAAAGCAATAACCGGAGAAAAAACAGTTCTTCTCATTGGTGGATAAGATGCTGAAAATTTAAATCTTTGACCATCTATTTGTGTAGCAAAAACCTTACCACTATCTGTTGTTGTAATTTTAGTGTCTTGTTGGCTAGTAAAACCTAATGAAGAAAATACAGGAGATGTAGGATATGTGCCACTCATAATTAATACCTTTTATTCTTTTTTATCTTCATTAACTTCTTCATAAATTGTTTGGGTTACACTTTCTGTACCTTTTAACATAGTATATTCAAATTTACTATTAGGTTTCTTATATTCTTTAAGATCATTTATTGATGTATCAATTTCATTTTCATTAACAATTACTTCAGCAATAAAATCTGCATTTATTTTATGCGTTATTTTATACTTTTTCATATTAGACCAATGCTTCTTTGCCTTGATCGTTTAATGCTCCATTTATTACATTTACAATAGTTGATCTATTATCTAATAGTAATTCTTCAACTCCTTTTACATCTACTGCGTTAATAGTAAAATTAATATTTGTAGTTCCTGTATCTGTACCTCTAGCTGATTGTGTAATTTGTCCTGTTTGGTTTGGTATAAATAATTCTGCACCTTGCTCTCCAACTACATATGGTTTTCCTTTTTGAACTGAACCACCTGATGCTCTTTTCATTGAGCCACCACTTGTACTTAAAAAACCACCACCCATAGAAGCACCACCTGTTAAGAAAGCCAATATAGTTGCTAATGCTACCTGAATTTTTAATTCTTTTGTATATGCCTTAGCAGATTTAAGTCTTGCATCTTCTCCTTTTTTAAGTTCTATACCTAATATTTTTTGAATACCCATTCTTATAATTACTTCTATTAATAAACCTAATGTTTGAATAAGTGCATCTGCTACCATTGATTTAAATGATTTACCTAAATCTTCTCCAAGTATAATTGCTCTTGCTAATGAATTTGAAAATTTACTTATACCAGAATCAAGACCTTCTTTTATTGAAGTTGAAATATTTGTAAATTTTTCTTGAAGATTTTTTAAAGCATTTTCATTCATGGATTTAAAAGTTTCTTCTGTTTTCTTAACTGAATTAGCCATCTCAAACATATGATGATTAGATGTAGATGTGAATTTAATTATTTCTTTAACATTTTCTTTTACTCTTGAAGAATTGTTTGCCATTCTAAACATATGATGATTTGATTCTTCTAATTTAACTCCTAATTTTTTAGCTATTTCAGATTCTTTTATAAATATTCCTGAAAAAGCAAAAGTTAATGCTTGTAATAATTTTGGTTGTTCTGATTTAACAGCTAATTTATCTATAGCATCTGAAACACCTAAAATAGATTTAGATACCATATCTGCAGAACCAGTTACTTCATTAAATTTACCAACTAAATTTAGAAAACTATTTCCTAATCTAGTTGTTGCTTGACCTATTGTTGGAGTAATTTGTTGAAATTTTTTATTAATATTATCTGTTTCTTTTAATAAAGCTGTTGCAATAATATCAGATGTAATTTTACCCTCTGCACCAAGTTTTTTAAGTTCTCCTCTAGTAACACCTAATTCTTTTGCAAATATATCTAATAATGGTGGAATGTTTTCAGAGATACTTCTAAATTCATCTCCTTGTAATCTTCCTGATGCAAATGCTTGTGATAACTGAAGAATACCAGAACTAGCTTGAATAGAATTTACACCAGCTATACCAATTACTTTATTGACATTTTCTGTTATTTGTAAAAGTTGAGTATTTTTTAAACCAAGATTTTGCGATTGTAATGCAAGTTTTTGATAAAGTTCTACTGTTTCAGAAAAACCTCCTCTAGTTCTTCTTGATATTTGAAATAATTCTTCTTGAACTTTATTTAATTCAAAAGTTGAATTGGTTACTAATTTTAATCTGTTTTGTAAATTTTGAAATTCATTAGTTAATGAAAATATCTGTTTTATAACTACAGAAGAAGCAACAGCAAGAAGAACATTTTTTAAATTTAAAAGAGATGATTTAGATTTAGTTACATTTTTTTCTAAACTATTAAATGCTTGTTTGGATTTATCATTTCCAATTATATTTATTTTTAAATCTGCCATTATTTTAAATTCCTTGCTTCAGCTAATGATTTACTTGTTTTATACTGTTCTTGTTCTTTTTTCAAGTAAGCTAACCACAAATTATAATGGCTAACAGGCATATCAAGAACTTCTTGGATAGTGAGATGTAATCGTTCTGCTATAACTAATAGCGACCTTACATCAGGGTCGCTTTCTACTTTTTTTCTGCATCCTCGTAATTAGTATCTAAAAGGATTTTATTAGCAATTTCAGATATAATATTTGAATCTGCTTTTTTTCTTAATGCAAATTTATCTTCAGGATTAAAGGCTTTAACAAGATCGCCTTTTTCATTTTTGACTTGTAATTTCATAATTAACAAATCAACAAGAACAGTTAAATCTTGAAAATTACTAGACTTTTTAAAAAGTATATTTTTTTCTTCAAGGGTTAATGGTTCTGAATAAAAGACACTAGGATTTCCATGCTCATCTTTCCACTCCTCAACTTCAATAGTTAAAGTTTTAAGAGTCTCAAAATGAGATTTAACTCGATCAATAACTGACATAAATTATATTATACAGTTCCAATAGTTAGAGTTCCAGTTCCTTGAAATGTTACACTTCTAGAAACAATAGCGTCCATTGAGTTGTTAATGCTCATACCAGTTACAATACCAGTTCCTGAATAACTTGCATCTCCTGAATCATTACCTTCTGGTAATAATACAAAAGATATTGAA